ATCGCAACCTGCTCGCGGAGTACAAGCCAGCCTATTCGCAGTGGAACACGCAGGCAGTCAATGGAACACCGCCAACCGCTCGCGGCGGCGTCGCGGCGTGCTTCGACAGCAACCGCGGCGTCATCGTGCTCCACGGCGGGAACAACAGCGGCGGCACCTTCCTGGACACCTGGGAGATCGACGTCGCCACCTGGACGTGGACCCAGAAGAGCGCTGGCGGTCCTGGCACACCTGACCAGCGCGAGTACGCTTCGATGGTGTTCGACTCGAACCGCAACGTCTGCGTTCTCTACGGTGGGCGCTTCTCGAGCAGTGGTCCGTACCTCGACGACACCTGGGAGTGGGACGGGACCAGCTGGACGCAGGTCCTCACCACCGGCCCCGGCGCTCGCAACCCGTCGATGGCCTACGACCCGGTCGGGCACCGCATCGTGCTCTTCGGCGGTCACGCTGGCGGCGCGGCGTTCAGCGACACCTGGGTGCTGCAGTACGACATCCCTGCCTACGACGTCGACCTGAACCCGATCACGGTTGCCGATGCCGAGGCCGACAGCTTCGACAAGGACCACATCTGGTTCATCGAGGAGCCGCAGCCTGGCGGCACCGGGCTCACGCTGGACAACCCGAGCTTCGAGATCCCAGGCGAGTACGGTGCTGGCAACGACCCGATTGTCGATGTGCCGAAGGCCTGGTTGTTCGACAGCGTTGCCATCGACTTCGAGGCCGCGACCTTCGTCGGCCCGAACCGCTGGGTCGAAGGGTTCGAGGGCGGCTGGTACGACAACCAGGACTTCATCTCTGAGTTCGACGAGGGCACCGACCTGACGCAGGGCACCTTTGGCGCGTGGCCTCGGGAGACTACTTACGAGGGCTTCCATCAGGACTGGGGGCTCGGCAACCAGGACGCCATCGACGAGTTCGACATGAGCACGCTCCCGCAGGGCGAGTTCAACGCTGGCGGCGACACCGCCGACGGCTTTGAAGAGGAGTGGTGGTCGCGCCATGCCATCGCGGACACCGCATCGCTCATCACGGAAACCTGGCCGACGTTCGGCAACCTGACCGAGACTATCACCAGGCTGAACGAGATCAAGCTGGTGTGGAACACCCACCTTGGGAAGGCCGACGTTCACGGCGGCACCGCGGACACCGTCAACCTGGTCACCGCGCCGGATGCCACGGACCTCGCGAGCGCAATCGCGCTGGCCGAGCACATGTGGAACAACAAGGTCTGGGACCACATCGTGGATGGCGCTCTCGCCTACCACCGCGAAGACCAGAAGACGAGCATCGAGAAGTGGCTCGGCGACAACGACCTCTTGGTCATCGACACCCAGGACAAGGCGTGGAAGGTTGCTGCCTTCCTGACCGCCCTCTGCAACATGCACTTCACGTGGTCGAGCAACACCGGCCCTGGGTTCTACAGCGCTTACGAGGACTTCACTTTGTCGCCGACGAACATCTACGCTGTTCCGCTCCCAGCGAAGTTCGACGGCTTCGACTTCGAGAGCGACTGGGGCAACAACGGCTGGCTGCCGTCGTTTGACCCTGGCGACATCACGGCTGGGTTGTTTGTTGTCAACGCCGGCACCGAGGACTTCGACTCCTTCGAGGCCGTGATCAACATGGACGTCAAGACAAGCGTTGGGGCTGGCGACCCGTTCAATATCGACCCATCGCATGGCGCTCGCGTTGTTTTCAGCGGGACCTTCACCGCGACGCTCCGCCTGGAAGCTCGGCGCAACGAAACAGGCCAGTGGCTCAACATCGGCGAAGTCGACAACCCGATGCCGGTCACTGTCGGCGTGGACCCAGGCTACAGCCAGCTCCGCGTCTACACCGTAACGTACACCTCCGGCACCCCCTATGCGCAGATGCGCTGGGACAAGCTGGGGACCTAGTAGGAGGCTATCATGGCTCAAAGCGACTTCACCGAGTTCCCGGGCTCCCTCGCGACGGCGCTTGTCGACCGCGGCGTGAGCAACGGGTTCACGGTGCCCAACGGCGGCGGCAGCTGGGTCTACGGCTGGCACACCCTGCAGAGCGGCAACGGCGGCGTCGGGCTCTACTACAACAACGTGGACTTCGCCCCGACGGTTCGCGGTGGCTCGTTCCGTGTCGCCATGAAGCGGCTCGCTGGGACCAACTGTACACCCATGCTTTTCGGCTGCCTTGCTGGCGCGGACGTTGGCCACGTGGGCTATCTGTTGGGGCTGGCTCAGGACGAGAGCCCCGCGCGCCTGATCATCGTGAAGGGAGCGCCATCGAGCGGCCTCCCGCTTGCGCAGGCCATCGTTCAATCGACCGGGGCATACCAGGTCGACCAGTGGCTTCACGTCCGGCTCGATATCATCGTGCAGCCGAGCGGCGACGTGAACCTGCAGGTGTTCCAGAACGACCTCGACACCAACCAGGTTGACAGCCCGGTGTGGACCGCGGTGCCTGGCCTGGAGAACTTCGTTGACGACTCGCTCGGCATCAACAGCGGAAGCGCTCCGTATCTCTCTGGCTACTGCGGCTTCGGCTACTACAGCGGCGGCGTTGGACGATATGCCTTCGTGGACCACTACGAGGCGTTCAGGCAGAACTGATGGCTGAAGGAACCCTCATCGCTGGCCGTCGCGCCGGCCGCATCCAGCCCACCGGGTGGACCCCTCCCGACGGGGACTGGTGCTTTCTGGTTGGCGCGGAGAACCCCGACGCCGAGGAGGACGTTGTTCCCGGCGACCGATTCGGCGTGGAGCAGACCGTCGACCTCACGGACATCAAGACCATCACCTTCGCGATGAAGCTGCGCAACACCACGAGCACCGGCATCGACTTTCGCGCGGCGTTCCTGGTGTCGGGCGTCGAGCTTTGGAGCGAGCAGATCCCTCACGGCGAGACCCGCGAGTACGTGAAGCGCACCATCAACGTGTCGCACCTTGAGGGCGACCGGCCCATCGTGCTGCGGCTGGAGGCAAAGACGCCATGAGCAAGATCAAGCTCCCAGCCCTCTGGTTCGACGACTTCAAGACGACCGACGCTGACGGCATCTTCCTGGCGAACGCCTACCCGGAGGACGGCAACACCAACGTCGGCGTCAGCCAGGCTGCCATCGTTGAGATCATCTCGACCCACTTGTCCGGCGTGGACATCGACGCGACTAGCGTCGTCATCGGTGGCTCTCAGGCGATGCTCAACGGCGTTTGGCAGCCAGGGTTCACCGGCTCGTCCGCCGACCCCCTCTCGCCGCACGACTATCGGCTGACCATCGTTCACGACGCCGACTGGTTGAGCGAGCAGGTCATTGAGGTCCAGGTCACGTCGCGCACCCTCGACTCCGCTTACGCGCTGACCGAGAGCTACTCCTTCACCGTCGAGGACATCACCAAGCCGAAGCTGGTCTCCGTGACCGCCATCGGAGCGAAGAAGATTCGTGTGGTCTTCGACGAGGCGATGCTGCGCACCAGCGCGAGCGGGACCAACGATGCGCTCAACCCGAACAACTACGCTTTCGCGTTCGTGCCTGCCAACGACCGCGATGCAGGCGTCTGGGTTGCGGCGTCTTCCGTTGCGGAGGTTTCGTCCACGACGTTCGACATCACCACGGACATCGTGTTGAGCTTTGGCAAGACCTACCAGCTCACCTGCGACGATATCGCCGATGCGGCGGCGAACGCCAATCTGCTGGACGACGACTATCGCTCCGCGGAGTTCACGGCCTGGGTTCCTACCAACTGGCCTTCGACGCGCCGCTTCTCGATCTGGTACGACCTGCTTTCTGAGAAGGACCGCGAGGGCGACATCCACGGTGACCTCGAACGGATGTGCTCGGTGTGGCAGGACGTTGTCGATGTGAAGCTCTGGGAGATCGACAACTTCGACGACCTCTGGGATGTTGACCGGATGCCAGAGAGCTTCTGCGACGCGCAGCTCGCGGACCTCGGGAACCCGTTTGACTTCGATATGACGCTGACCCAGAAGCGCAAGCTCATCGACCTGCTCATCCCGAGCTACGCGCAGCGCGGAACCGAGGACGCCATCGTGAACATGGCGCGGTTCTTCATGGGCATCACCGTCACCGTCACCGCCTACAACGGCAACGAAGAAGTGTGGGTCCTCGAGGACATCTCCGTCGAGGACGTTTCGGGCAGCGAGATCGGGCTCGGCATCGACTCGGTCATCGGCCCCTCCGCTGGTACGCCAGAGCTTTACACCTTCGAGGTCTACTCCGGTGTGGTACTCACTACGGACCAGCGGCGAACCCTGGCGCTCATCATCGAGGAGGTGAAGTGCGCCCACGAACACTACGTCATCAAGGACCCGAGCGATGCGACGGTCTACGACCCGTGGGAGATCGGGCTTTCGCAGATGGGTGTTGACACCTACCTGCACGAATAGGAGGACGCGATGGCTGATCGCAACTATTTCTACTTCAAGCAGCGCGTGACCGACGACGAGATGCGCGCCGCGTTCGACGGTCCAGAGCTTGCCATCTGGAACTTCGCGAAGGACCTGGGTGTGTTCGGCATCGCGACGGGCGGCGACATCACGGAGCAGTCTCCGGTCACCGGGCTCTACGTCGACATGAGCGGACCGTTCAACGGCTACACCCAGGACGGCAAGCGTGTGCAGATCGGGACCGCGCAGGTCATCGACTGCTCCGTCGACTACCTCAACAACCCGACGGTCCCGACCAGCGTCGGCGAGAGCCGCTGGATCTCCATCCACGCGCGCTTCGACCGCTCGCTGTCTGACCAGCGCGTCGACGGCAACGGGAACGTGGTCTACTGGGTTCAGGCGGAGAGCTACGAGCTACGCATCGTGTCCGGCGTCGCAGCGAGCGGCGGCGGCCACGTCAAGCCCGACCCTCCGACCGACGCTATCCTCGTCGCGGACATCGAGCTGACCTACGGGCAGACCACGATCACCACGGCGAACATCGACGAGACACGGAAGAACGTCCTGGTGCTCGCGACCGGCGACCTGATCTCCGTGGACACCTCCGGGTGGACCAAGCTGGACAACGCATCGCAGCACGTCCAGGACACCTTCGATGACATCGACAACCTGATCATCGACCGCGACGCGAGCGGGCTCATCGAGGAGAGCCTCAAGCCGTCTGCTGGCACCGAAGTGCTCGGCGACGCGTCGAACCGCTGGGCATCGCTGCACGTTGGCGCTGGCGGCATCGACGCAACTGGCGCTGTCGCCCTCGGCTCTACGCTCACGGTGAGCGGTGACGTGACCGTTCGCTCGGGCAGCAAGGTGCTCCCGGAAGACGCAAGCGGTCAGGACCTCGGCGATGCAACCCACCGCTGGGACCTCTACGGGCAGGCGCTCGACATCGCAGGCAACCTCTCTGTCGGTGGTGGACTGGAGGTCACGGCAGGCGGCGCTGTCATCACCGGCGACCTCACGATGGACACCGGCGACAACATCCTCCCGAGCGATGCGACCGGGCAGGACCTCGGCGACGCATCGCACCGCTGGGATGCGTTCCTCGGGACCGTCAGCATCGATGGCAACACGACCGTTGCGTCCGGGCACACCGTCAAGCCGGCCGATGCTGCTGGGCAGGACCTTGGTGACCTGACGCACCGCTGGGACCTCTTCGCTGGCGGCATCACGCTGTCCGGCAACCTCTCAATGGACGCAACGGCGCGCGTCAACGGCGACCTGCTGCCGAACGCAACCGGAACGAGGGACCTCGGCAGCTCCAGCTTGAAGTGGCAGAACGTCTACGCTGGTTACGTCAGCGCCACGTACATCGACGTTGGTACAGACCTCACCGTCGATGGCGACGCGACCTTCTACACCAACGCGGAGATCACCGGGACCTTCACGTTCGGCAACACGCTGCTCGCGGGCAGCAACGGCGTCGACATCGGGAACGCGACCAACCGCTTCGACGCCTACCTGAACAACATCTACTGCTACGGGACCCTGAACCCGAGCGCGGACGCAACCTACGACATCGGCACCGGCACCAGCGACCGCTTCCGCTATGCTTACCTGCGTTACATCCGCGGGCTGGAGAGCAGCGGCAGCGCGATCAACTACAAAACGAGCCGCACCGTGTCGAACCGTCTCATCGACATCATGGTCGACGCGCAGGACGACCAGGTGCAGCAGTGGGGACGGCGCTTCGGCAACCTTTCGCTCGGTGGCCAGAGCCCGTGGATGTGGTACTTCAACTCCGCGTCCAACGGGCTGCTCTGGATCAGCCTGCATGACATCCCGCACGGGGCGAGCATCAGCTCCATCGTCATCTACTGGTACGGGAGCGCGACCGCGACCGGGCTCAACTGCCGCGCGGTTCGCCTGAACAACAGCGGCAATGACACCGCGCTTGGCCCTGGCGTCACGTCGCACCCGAGCCTTGGCAACTGGCACGCGACCTCCATCAACCTTGGTGGCACCATCTCCGTCGACAAGGACTCATACGTCTACGGGATTTACGTCGACCCGCACGTCAGCACCGACAACGCGGTCGCGATGGTTCGAGTCACCTACAGCATCCTGAACATCGACAACGCCGCGGTGCTCGGCTAGAGCGCTGCGAGAAGGAGGACAAGAAATGCGCAAGGTAACCCTGCTCCTGATGGCGCTCGTTCTGCTGGTCACGACCGGCTGCAACGGCTGCGCCCACACACCCTACAAGCGGCTCGCGACCGCGTACACCACCGTGAACAAGTTCGCGCGCCTCGTGGAAGCGTTCGACCGCTCTGTGAAGAGCTACCTCAAGGCGGAGGACGAGCGCTGCGTCAAGGCATCGACAGCGGTTGAAGACGGCAAGCTCGATCAGGCGAAGTACGGTGCCTGCATCAAGCCGGCGCTGAAGTTCTCGGTCGCCTGGACCGGCGAGTGGAAGGGCAAGAAGACCGGCAAAGGTGTGCTGCCTGCCATCCAGGACGCGCAGCGCACGACGCGCCACGGACTGGACGGTGCGTTCGACTACGTGCAAGCGAACGAGAAGGCCTGCGGGAAAAAGGAGGGTGCCGAGGCGGAGGCTTGCAAGAAAAAGGTCGACGCGTGGAAGAAGCTCATCAAGCCAGCGGTCTGCGGCATCGTGCCCCTCGTGGACCGCGGCATCAAGCTGGGCGCTTTCAAGGCGTCGGAGGACCCGACCTACAAGGTCGTGAAGGGGCTCGCCGACTCGATGTGCAAATAGCAGCGCGCCCCCGGTGCGCGGAAAGGACAAGGTGCAACATGGCCATTCAATGGGCTCCGATTTTGAAAGCGGTGTTCGTCGAAGCCATCCCGGCGCTCGTAGACCTCATCAAGAGCGCCATCGAGGCAGGCGAAGACCAGGCAGCCGAGCTGCGCGGAAAGCCGATCACCATCTCGGTGGCGTTCGGAGGCGGCGAGGGAGAGGCGGTCGTCTACCAGCGGACCATCGAAGCGAAGCTCCCCGACGACTTCGACCTCGGCGACGACCCGACCCTCGACCCCGCTCCTCCCGCTGACCCCGAGTAGCACACGCTACCACCTCTCCCTACCATCACCTGACCCGGGGCTCCGCGGCTCCCTGACCGGCGCGGCCGGATGCCCCCTCTCGCGCCCAGGCTCGCCTCCTGCTGCGAGGGACCGGCCCCGGCCGACCCGTCGCCCCCCGGACCCCGTGCGGCGCTCAGGCGGGCGCTCAGGCGCTCGTCTGCGCTAAGGCCCTGGGCAGGGGCTTCCCTGCCACTAGCACGAGCCCCCCCGGCGCGACCCCGAACGGGGGCTTTTCGGGCACACGGGACGCGCAAACCATCGACACGAAAGGGAAAATCGACATGACGTTGAAAAAAAGTTCTCGTATGGTGACGGGGACTTACGGACGACGTCGAAAAAAAGTGCTCGTCTGGGGTTGCACACTTCGGACGTTTTGCTACAACACAAGCATGAACGGCGCAGCAAACAACAACGCAACGCAAACCGGCACGGAGGCCACCATGAACATCATCGACCAATTCAACCAGCTCACCTTCGGCATCGAGATCGAGACCACCGGGCGCGGGCGGCGGCGCGTAGCCCAGGCCATCCGCAGCATCGTAGGCGGGCACATCGAGCACGCGGGCGGCTGCTACGACACTTACGAGGTACGCGCGGCCGACGGGCGGGTCTGGAAGGCCATGAGCGACAGCAGCGTCAACGGCTACCACACCGGCCGGATGGCCGAGGTCGTAAGCCCGGTCCTCCGCTACAGCGACCTCGAGACCCTGCAGGAGGTCGTAAGGGCCATCCGCAAGGCGGGCGCGCGGGTCGACAGCAGCTGCGGCATCCACATCCACATCGGGGCCGACGCCTTCACGACCAAGGCGCTCACCAACCTCCTCAAGATCGCCTACAAGCAAGAGGACATCCTCTACGCGGCGCTCGACATCGAGAACCGGCAGGGCTGGGCCGCGAAGATCGGGACGCGCACCGCGGCCTGCGCCACCCTGATGGACAAGGTCAACCGGAACCGCATCCGCGACATCGAGAGCCTCCGCGAGGCCTGGTACGGCTACCGGAACATGCACCCCAGCCACTACGACAGCAGCCGCTACCACGGCATCAACCTGCACAACGTATTTTTCCGGGGCACGGTAGAGTTCCGCTGGTTCGCCGCGACCCTGCACGCCGGCAAGGTCAAAGCCTACATCCAGCTGGTCCTCGCCCTCGCCTGCAAGGCCATCAACGCCCGGAGCGCCAGCGGCAAGGCGAAGCGCGCCTACAACCCCACCACCGCAAAGTACGACTGGCGGGTCTTCCTCCTCGGCCTCGGCCTCAAGGGCGAGCATTTCGCCACCGCGCGGAAGCACCTCCTCGGGAACCTGAAGGGCGACAGCGGCTTCAAGAACGGCCGCACGCAGCGCGAGGCGACGGTCGCCCGCACCGCGGAGCAGATCACCGCCGACGAGGCTGCCATCGCCGAGCACATCAACACCATGAGCAACCTGTAAAAAAACAAGCCCGGGGGGGCGCAAGCCCCCCGGCAAGGAGGCCACCATGAAAACCACCACCTACGCAGCCACCAACGCCGACAGAGCCACGCAGACGCACCGTGTCGCGGTCTACGGGTCGCTTCGCCAGGGCTTCGGCAACCACCCCCTCCTCGACGGCGCGCGCTACGTCGGGCGCTACGCTACGCTCCCGAGCTTCGACCTCCACGCGATGGCGGGCGGAGGCTTCCCCGGGATGCTCGACGGCGGCAGCACCGCGGTCACGGTCGAGGTCTACGACGTCGACGCGGCGACCCTGGCGCGGCTCGACCAGCTGGAGAGCAACGGGCGCTTCTACCAGCGGCGGCGCATCGCGCTGCGGCCGACCAACGGCGAGGGGCGCGGCACCGTCGCCTGGACCTACATCCTGCTCCCCGGGCACCGGGTCGGGAGCCACATCCCCAGCGGCGACTGGGCCGAGTACAAGGCCGCGACCGGGCGGGACTGGTAGGAGGCCACCGATGAGCTATTACTACGCATACGGCAGCAACCTAGACCTGCAGCAGATGAAGCGCCGCTGCCCTCACGCGAGCGAGGTCGGGACCGGGATGGTCTACGGCTGGGCGCTGCGCTTCGTAGGATGGAGCAGCGGATGGGGAGGCAGCGTCGCGGACATCGAGCGCTGCCACGGCGAGGTGGTCGCGGGGGTCGTCTACGAGCTACCCTTCGCGGAGCTGACGGACCGGATGGACCGCTTCGAAGGCTGCCCGACCTGTTACCAGCGCATCCGCATCAACGTCCGGCTGGCGAGCGGCCGAGCCCTGCGCTGCTGGACCTACGTCAAGGTCGGTGAGCCGGCGCGCGGTGTTCCGAGCGCCGAGTACTTCACCGCGATCTGGTACGGCTACGAGAGCCGCGGGCTCGATGTCCAGCTGCTCATCGACGCGGTCGGCCTGGAGCGCATCCAGGTCGCCGTCGAACCCGAGCAGCACGACTGGCGCGAGTACGATGCCGAGCTTGACGGCATCCCCGACTGGGAACCAGAGAGCGCACAACGCGCACTCTTTCGTTGACATCGTGCGCCCGGGGGAGTACGTTCCTGGGTGCCTACACAACCCTGCCGAGCCCCCGAGGGGGCCGGCCCAAGGAGGAGCAACATGGACTTCGACAGCATCTTGGACCAGGCCAGCGACGCCGCGCGAGAGCAGCGCGCGGCAACCCGGCGCAGCGCGCCGACCTACGTCACCGCCATCGTGAAAGAGGCGATGGCGGACACCCCGGACATCGAGATGGCCGACCTCATCCGCACCGTCCTCGTCAAGACCGAGAACGACGTGGCTGGGGTCGACGCGATGACCGACGAGGAGATGATGCGGCTGATCACCATCGGGCAGCGCACGATGGCGGTCGCCCGAACCGTTCGCAAGAAGCAGCAGAGTGAGGGAGGTGCCCAATGATCCGCGAGCTACAGAACGCCCTGCGTAACGCCAACCACGTCGGAGACCTGGTGCTCTGGCGCGCGGGAGGGAACGTCACCCCCGACGCCCTCCGCGCAGCCCTCGACGACCAGGGGCTCACCGAAATCGACGTGCCCACCATCAACCCCGAGACGGCCTTCAGCGCGGCGGTCCGCGACGCGGCGAACGCCAACGGCCTGGAGGTCAAGGTCATCCGCAACGACCCCGGGACCCTTGCCTTCGCCTTCATCGACATGTCGGTGAGCGGCGACATCCAGGTCGGCGACCGCACCGGCCGCGTCATCAACCGGCTCGCCTGGCTGAAGGTGGTGCCCGACGCGATGGCCGATCAGGTCGACGCCAACTTCCCGGTGCTCTTCGACGAGCCCGATGACAACGTCGCCACGGTGGTTCGCACCAAGTGGGAGCACCACAGCCAGCACCTGAGCGCTCGCGCCATCCGCGACGTCGTCACCAGCGCGCTGGGCACCTGGGGCTCCATCAGGATGCACCGCGGCGGCATGTACTACCTGCCGGCCGCACGCGCCGACGACGTTCGCAAGCTGCGGAGCGCGATGGCGACCGTCGGCACGACCATCTTCCTGATGCCGCTGCCCGACGTCGACGACTCGAAGGCTGCCATCGGCATGGCGGCGCGCGAGCAGGTGTCGGGGCAGATCGCCGACCTCCGCAAGGAGGCGCAGCGCTGGCGCACCGCTTCCCGCAACCCTCGCACCGGCACGCTCGAGGGACGGCTGGAGAGCTACCGCGAGCTGAAGGACGAGCTGGAGAACATGGCGGACGTCCTGGCCATCGAGAGCGAGGACCTGCAGGCCGACATCGACGGCCTGGTTCGCGACTGCGAGGCCATGCTTGGCATCGGCGGGGAGGACATCCCCGAGGAGGAGTTCGACGCCGACGAGCCCGCACAGGGCGACAGCAACGGCAACGGCGGCAACGGCCACAGCGCCGATGCCCAGGAGGACGAGGAGCCCGCGCGCCCCGCGCCCCCTTCGCGCCCCGCGTCCCCCAGCCCCTTCGCCTCGATGACCGTCGCCGAGCTGCGGCGCGAGGCCCGAGAGCACGGCATCCGCACCAGCGGACTGAACAAGGCTGCGTTGGTCGCAGCCCTCAACGAGGCGAACGCCTAACCCGAACCAGGAGGGTGACACCATGACGGTTCAAGATACAATTCAAACCCTGCGCGGCTCGCTACGCGGTCAGTTCATCGACCGCGACGACGCCATCGACGGCATCATGGCAGCGCTGCTCGCCGACGAGCACGTGTTCCTCCTCGGCCCTCCGGGCACCGGGAAGAGCGCTCTCGCGGCTGCGGTCTGCAAGGCCATCCGCGGCGGGCGCACCTTCAACGTCCTGCTGACCAAGACCACGGTGCCAGACGAGATCTGGGGACCCATCGACCTGATGGCCTTCGACAAGGGGCGCTTCGAGCGCCGCAGCGAAAACTACCTACCCACCGCGACCATCGCCTTCTTGGACGAGCTTTGGCGCGGCAGCAGCCCGATCCTGAACGGCCTGCTCCGCGCGGTCAACGAGCGGGTCTACGAGCACGACGGCAAGCTCAAGAAGCTGCCGCTGCGGATGGTCATCGGCGCGAGCAACTCGCTGCCCGAGAGCAACGACCTCGACGCTCTCTACGACCGCTTCGCGCTGCGCTACGTCATCGGCCGCGTCCGCGGGCGCACCGGACGCGAGCGGCTCCTCAAGATGAAGGGCAACCCCAGCGTCCAGGCGAGCATCACGCTCGACGAGCTGGACGCTGCGCGGGCGGAGGTCAACGCGGTGCAGGTCAGCGACGCCATGTACGACCGGATGCTCGCGGTCTGGGACGACCTCTCCACGGCTGGCCATGACATCAGCGAGCGGCGCTGGCGGCAGCTGGTCAAGCTGCTCCGCGCGAAGGCATACATCGAGGGGCGCAGCGAGGTAGAGCCCGCCGACCTCTCGCTCATCGCGGACAGCGGCTGGTACGACCCGAAGGACCGGCACGACATCCTGAGCCGGACGCTGAAGATCGGCGCACCAAGCGTGGCGCGCGGCATCGAGGTGCTCGACCTCGCCAAGACGGTCATCGGCGAGATCCCGTCGCACGACGGCAACAACGACGCGAAGGTCGCGACCGCTGCCGGCAAGGCCAAGAAGCGCATCGCCGAGCTGCTCGACGACCTCCAGACGCTCGAAGACCAGGCCATCCCCGGAGAGCTTCCGAAGCTGCGCGACATCCGCTCCCATGTCAGCACCCTTCGGAAGGACGCCATCCGCATCATGCGGGACGTGGTGAACGCATGAGCCTGGCTCGCACTATCAAGAACGCCCTCGGCGTCGGCTTGCAAGAGCCGGCGTCGGGGGACGAGGCACCGCGCGACCGCGACCTCGCCTATGAGCTGAACCGCTGGGAGCGCTACACCTGGCGGCGCACGCTCGAGGAGCTGGGCGAGGAGAGCAAGCGCATCGACGAGTGGATCGAGAAGCGACCGGCCTGGCCACTTCTGGTCCGCGAGCTTTGGGGTCGCCTGTACACCGGCGACGAGCTTCCCGAGAGCGTGAAGCCGAAGCGCTGGGCGACCACCGTCCACGACGCGGCGACGACGCTGCCCGAGTTCCACCAGCTGCTAGACCTCTGTCGGGACATCCGGTTCGACGCCGGCATCGCAGCGGTGGCGCTCGGCAAGCAGCTGGACGCGGCGCTGGACCCAGAGGAGACCGGGGAGAACGATGGAGACGGGGACGGGGAGGAGGGCGACGGCGACCAGGATGGCGGAGGCGGCGCAGGGGGCGGCGCAGGGGGCGAGGGGGGCAACGACCCGGACCAGGACGGCAACGGCCCACAGGAGCCGGGACAGGGCGACAGCGACGGCAACGACGGCGACCAGCCACCCAAGGAGCCCCCGGCCGGCCCGGACCCCTCCAAGATCCGCCAGGCCCTCCGCGAGGCGTGCCAGCAGGCAAGCGACGACATCAACCGCGACCGGAACGCGATGGCGGCTCTCGGCTGCGGATGGGGCAGCGAACCCGGCGAAGCGAACGTGCAAGCACACTCGAAAGAGATGCTGGCGCTCGCGAAACGGCTGCGCGAGGACAAGCGACTCGCGGAGATCGCCGAGCTGGCTGGGCGGTTCACGATGATCGCCAGGCAGAAGAAGTTGGAGAGCTGCGAGCGGGCTGGCGCGGAGCTGGTCGACGTGACCCTCGGGCGCGACCCGAGCCTGCTGATGCCGACGGAGCTGATGCGGCTGCGGCGGCGCGCGCTGCGGCTCGATATGCTGCGGCGGCTCTTCGAGGGCGCGGCGCTCATCTACGAGGTCGAGGGCGAAGCCTACAAGGGCAAGGGGCCGATGGTCATCCTGGTGGACGCCTCCTCCTCGATGAGCGGCGAGAAGGACAAGTGGGCGAAGGCGGTCGCGCTGGCGCTGCGCAACACCGCGGCGCGTGAGAAGCGCCCCGCACACATCGTGGTCTACAACCACGGCATCAAAGCCGAGTACACCGAGAACGGCGACCTCAAGGCGCTGCTCGACACCATCGACCTGATGCCCAGCGGCGGCACCGACTGGATCGCACCCTTCAACCGCGGGCGCGAGATGATCGACGCCGACGACCGCGAGTGGGAAGACGCAGACCTCATCATGATCACCGACGACGAGTGCGGCGTGCCGAACGACTGGAAGGAGGCGTGGAACGAGTGGCGGAAGAAGCGCGGCGTCAACTGCCTCGGCGTCATTCTCCCGGCTGGCTACTACGGGATGCCGAGCGCGGACAACTCCACGCTCAGCCAGATCGCCGACCGGGTGCTGGTGCTCGACCCGCGGAAGAACGCGTCCGCTGCAGCCGAGCGCATCATCGAGGTGGCGATATGAGCCGAAAGCCAGAAACCGACAGCGCCATCGGCGCGCTGCTGCGTCGCAACGTCGACCGCACCATCGCGACCCTTGGCATCACGACAACGGAGCTGCGGACGCGAGCCGGGATGACGCGCACGCAGTACTCCGCTCTTTTCAAAAGCGAACACGGCCCACGGTTGACAACGCTCATCCGTCTGGCCGAAGCGCTCCGCATCCCGGTGTCGGAGCTACTACGAGAGGGGTGACAATGCTACCTGGAAACATCACGGACCCGGTGGAGGTCGCGGCCTGGATCGAGGACGAGTACCGTCGAACGCTCGAGCAGAAGTGTCGCGTCTTCCCTCCGAGGTCGAACCGCGCGAGCGAGATCGCGCATCCCTGCACGCGTTACCTGGTGCTCGACAGGACGCGCGGCGACGAGGCGCGTCCACCGTCGCCAGAGCTGCAGGCTATCTTCGAGCTGGGGAAGCTCATCGAGCGCGCCACGGTCAGCGAGCTGATACGCGAGCTGGGCATCGAGTGGGTGTGGGCGCAGCGGCCTTTCAACGACGACGAGCTGCAGGTCGGCGGGATGCTGGACGGTGGCGTCGAGCTTGGACACCGCGAGGTGCTCCCCGGCGAGATCAAGAGCACGCAGGGGACCATCTTCGACAGCATCAGGCCTGGCATCGAGGGGCTCCACGATATGCTCAACAACCGCAACTGGATGGTGCGCAAGTGGGTCGGGCAGATGATCATGTACCTGCACCTGACCGGCGAGCGCGCCGGCCTGATGGTCATCCGCGACAAGTGGTTCTGGCGCATCCGCGTCGTTCCCGTCATCGCCGAGCTGGTGCAGCCAGAGATGAAGCGCCTCGTCGAGAAGGCGAAGACCGTGAACCAGCACATCGCGGACGGAACGGTGCCAGGACGCATCGACTACAAGGAGGCGGTGTGCGGACGCTGCAAGCTCAAGATGGTTTGCATGCCCGACCTGCAGGGCGAGGGGCTCGACGTTGTCGCGGACGAGAAGCTCGTGGAGCTGATGCATGAGCGCGACGAGCTGGAGAACCAGTTCCGTCGGTTCAAGGAGGTCGATGAGGCGGTGAAGGCTGCCATCCGTTCGCTTGGACGCGAGGTCATCATCGGCGGGCTCTGGACCGCGAAGAACGCAACCTACATGCGCCGCAAGATGAAGGCCACCGACGAGGAGTACGAGGTCACTCGCACGACGATCACGAAACTGGACCGTCCGCTGCTTCCGCTGAAGGCGGTCGAAAAAACACGGGAGGACGACAATGAGTAAGCAACCAGACGCACCAATCGAAAACCACAGCGTCGAAGTGGTAGGGACGCGCCCCGCGGTCATCACCAGCGGAGAGCGCAGCTACGAGATGGAGAACCTCGAACCCGAGGAGGTGATGGCGCGCATCGAGAAGTGGAACCAGGTCCTTGACCAGGTCACGGGCTTCGCGCTGCGACAGACCAAGCCGCGGCACTGGTGTGCGCTCGGCGAGAAGGGAAAGACCAAGCCGTGGCTCACCGGCCCTGGCGCGGAGAACATGGTGAAGCGCTGCGGGCTTCGCATCGAGTATTGCGACCCACCGTACACCATCGAGACCGGGCAAGACTCCGACGGCCCGTTTGTCAACTACACCTGCCGCTTGAAGGTGTCGCTCGGACGCTGGGCGAGCATCGTTGCCGAGGGGCATTGCACGTCTCGCGATAGCTTTTTCTCGCGCGGCGGTCGCCTGAGCAACGCTCGTGTCGACAAGGGCAATCTGCAGCAGAGCGCCTACACCAACGCGCTGGTCAACGGTGTCTGCCGGCTGCTCGGCATCCGAAACCTGAGCTGGGACGAGCTGCGTGAGATCACCGGAGGCGGCGTGCAAGAGGACAGGTGTGATGCGGCGGAGTTCAACCGCGGAAAGCGTGGGGGCGTTTCGCGCGGCAGCGGTCAGCGGATGGCGGAGCCAGAGCAACGGTCGCGAGTGTGGAGGGACTGGTGCGACGCCATGAACATCGACACCGCTGCCCTCCCGGAAGACGCAGGGAAGCGCTTCTACGACTGGGTCGTTACGGTTCTCGGCGATGCCAAGAAGCGCGACCGCGAGAAGTGGACGGAGGCCGACGCGAAGAAGCTGGTCGCGAAGGCGGCACTGCTGAAGGAGGCTGGACCCGAGGGCATGGACGCTCCAGAGGACCCGGCCGAAAACGACGCTCCCCCCTCGGAGTAAACTTGCCCGTCGTCCCTGGTGCGTGGTACAGGGTGGGGGCTCGCATCAGGGACGCGGCTTTTCGCATGGAGGTGACCCATGCCCAAGGACCAGGGCCTTACTACGCGCGCACGCGCACGCGGTAAGAATTCTCAGAAATTAAGACAGACAACTCCCAACCTGAAAACTGCTGACCAACCAGAAAGTCTGCAACGGACTACTACCAGCCCTCCCCTTCATAAGCCATCGAGACAAGACTCAGAGCTTAGTGGGGAAGGGGAACGCCCAGGGCGAAGGCTACACCGAGCTGGCCTGTTCGAACCCGAGCCCGAGGTCCAGGACCTGCTCGAAGCCTGGGACGCTGCCGAGCCCTTCACGATGCTCGATGACCAGGAGGCGATGGCGCGCGTGCTCATCGCTGCCTACCCGGGCGTGGACCTCGTTGGCGAGAGCAGGAAGATCATCGCCTGGTGGTTTGCGAACCCGTCGAAGCGAAAAACGAAGCGCGGCGTGAAGCGGTTCCTGAACGCGTGGTTCAGCCGAGCATCAACACCAGGCGGTCCGCGCCTTCCGCACGCTTCTCGAAAGCGAGCGGTGAGCTACGACGCGTCTGATCTCTGGGGAGACGACGAAGATGCGAAACGCTAACAGCGAGTCTCGCAAGGTGGTCGCAGCGGAGCGCGCGGTCATCGGTGCCATCCTGCTGAACCAGGACACCTTCCACGAGATCGTTCTCTCGACAAACCACTTCTCGGACGCGCGTTGGCGCAAAGCCTACGAGGCGATCTGCGAGGCGGTGTTCGAGAACGAGCAGGTCAACAGCGCGACCGTTGCGCAGGCCAGCGGTGTGCCTGCTCGCGACGTCCACGACTGCACCAAGTTCTGCAAGGACCCGGAGCGCATCGGCGACTACGCGCAGGTCGTGAAGGACGCTGCGCTGGACCGGAACATCCGACGGCTTGCTCAGATGGCGACCGGAAGCGAGAAGCGTGGCAGCGAGCTTCTTGCCTGGCTGCAGTCGTCGGTCACGAAGCTGGCGATGGCGGACACCGGGAAGGACGCGACGCACGTAGGCGATGTGGCAGAGCGCGTCGTCGAGGTTGCGTACAAGCGCAGCCGCGGGCTCGAGGTGAAGTGCGGCGAGATCGAGTTGGGCCTGCCTCCCATCGACGAGCTGCTCGCTCTCAACTACGGCAACGTCGCAACGGTCGCCGGCCGACCCGGGATGGGCAAGAGCGCGTTCGTGCTCTGGGTCATCCTGCTGCTCCTGCTCAAGGGCGAGAAGATCCTGTTGTTCTCGACCGAGGCGACCGAGGACGAAGTCACCCAACGGCTGCTCGCGCTGATCACGAACATCAGCGCCTGGGCCATCGCTCGCAAAGGGATGACCTGGGCGAAGGTCGACCAGCTGAAGGAGGCGCGCGACTGGCTCAGGCAGCAGCCGCTTTGGATTGACGACCAGAGCCATCGCCTCCCGGACGTGCTGCGGCAGACCCGTCGCTACAAAGCGCGCGAGGGTGTGACCAC